TCATCCAGGTGGGCGCTTCAATGGCCCCATCTCAATAACTTCGTACAAGTATTCTGGCGCAAGATGTGCGTACCTCATTGTGAGTTTCAGATCGGAATGACCCAAAACCTTCTGTAAGGTCAGAATGTGACCACCGTTCATGACGAAGTGGCTGGCAAACGTGTGCCTACAGATATGTGTAAGTTGCCCCTTAGGTAATTGGATATCAGCTCTCTCCAGAGCAGATCTGAAGGCGCTGTAGCAGGACTGGAAAGGCAACTCTTCAATCAACTCCTCGTATAGATCCTTCATAATTGGAACCGAGCGACTTTTCCCACTTTTCGTTCCGGAGTATGTCACCCGATAAGGGGTAAATGCAGAGGACTTAACCGACTCAGCTTCGGACCACCTAGCGCCAGTAGCCAGAGCGAGACGCGCAACGTGATAGACGGATGGATTGGATGAGGCTTTGCACTCCTCGAGGAGCGTTGCGATTTGTTCCTGGTCCAAGAAAGCCAGCTCCGGCTCGTCGATCTTCAGGCGGCGTAGTTTTTCCAGCGGGTTCTTCCCTTTCCAGTGGCCTTGCCGGATCAGCTCGTTAAATACTGCTGTGAGGTAAGCCTGCTCATGGTTAAGGGTGTTCTCTGAAATGCCGGAATCGACTCTAACCAGGCGATATGCCGCGAAGTCTCCAGACGTTAACCTGGTCGCCCTGGGATTTCCCAAGCGTTCAACCGTTGCTTCCAGCTTTTTCTTCCTGGATTCGCCGTCTTTGAGTGCGTGGCCGTGGTGGATATACCAAAGCTTTACCAGGTCCTGGAGCGTTCGCTTGTCCTGTTTGGGGTTCCAGTCCTCGCCGGCCTCGTGCTTGTTGAGCGCCCAACGTTCGTATCTCAGTGCTTCCGGCTTCGAATCGAAAGATTTCCGGACGCGCTTCTGCCCTCTTCCACCTGGTTGGATATCGACCTGCCATCGTCCCGACGGTAGCTTTTTAATCATGCGGCCACCTTCGTGAGAAGTCGTCGTTTTATCAGTCCATCCTGAACGAGCTGGAACAGTTCGTTTTCATAGATCTCCCGTCGTCGATAGTAGGCGCACAGATCCTCCCAGAGTCCGGATTTCTTGAGGCAGTCCCAGGCCTGGCGTGGGTTAAAACGGTTGCGTGCATAAATAGACAAGAGATTGCCAAAGGCCAGGGAGACGTTCTTTTCGTTGCCGCAACCGGGTTCCTTTTTTGCGCGTTTGTAGAGAAGGTCGGGGGCGCTGTAGCCAAAGCCGATGTCGTCTCTTAACTTGGTCCAGATGGGGTGTACCCATTCCCGTTTGACCTCATAGCGGTTGCTCTGGAGGGCGTACTGCCAGAGGCCGGTCAGGTGAGGAACCGCGTCCATGTAGGTGTAGATGGGCTTCATGTTGGGTGTGCCCTGAGAGATCTCATTGACGATCCGGTGATGGAAGCGGATTTCCAGGCGCCAGACGGGTTTATCCGGGTCATAGCAGGTGTCCGGGAAGCAGTCTTCGTTGCTGGCGCATTCCCAGATGGATTCCATGAAGGCGCGCTTGTCGCTGACGTCGACCTCCTTGGATTTGTCGTAGAGGCAGACCTGGAGGCTGTTGGCCTTGCCGAAGGTGTAGGTTTCGCCTCTGCCGTTGACGGTGGAGCCTTCGAGGCCCTGAAAGTGGAAGTCGCTCATGCCGTTGTGGACGCTGATGGTTCTTGCCCGGGTCACGAAGTGCTGAGCGAAGTCCTGTGGTGGCTCCCAGCCCTGGAAGTCCACAGCTAGATGCAGGGCGATGCCAACCGGTTTGATGTTCTTCAGGAAGTACATACCCCACTCTGCCAGCTCGTCGTGAATTTCCTGGCTAGAGCGCTCGTAGAGCCACCTGGGGGAGGTTTCGATTTTGACGTGTGTGCCCAGAGTGTCGGCTTCGGCGTAGAAGTTCTGCAGCAGGATCGTGAGGCCGTATTCACGGTTCTGCAGGATGTACTTGAATCCACCGCGCCTACCGGACTGGAGGCGGAACGGAATCTTTCTGATGGTGATCGTCGCGTCGTAGCCGGATTCATATTCGGTGGCAATCTCGGCGAGGATTTCGGGTTTCAGGCGTCCCTGGAACAGTTGTCTTACGGTATCCGTGCCGGTCCAGAGGACGTTGACGTTTTTGAGGTTCACTTGCTGGCCTTCGGGACCGATGAACAGGTCTCCTTTTCCGATTTCGCCGGTGTTTATATCCAGTCGTTCGAAGTCTTTGATTTTCATCTGTGGCTCACTGTGGTTCTAAGTGGTTAAAAATCGACTACCGTCGTTTTCTATGAGACGTGTTACAGGGACGTCTCCAAGCCGCTGCGCGGCGCGTGGCGGTCGCTCCGCTCGCGCTCACGCGCCGTCGCCTTCCTTCTCGGGGAGTGCTGTTTGCAGGTATGAGGACCGGGACTGTTTGTCCTCTTCTGTCCTCTCCGGCTCCCGGTAGCTGTAGTAGGTGACGAGCTTCCCTTGAATGACGCAGAACGGTTCCCCGGTCTTGAGGAATTTTGCGCAGTTCCTGGAATGGATTTTCCGGGTGCCGGTTTCGCCCCAGATCCAGTAAACGTTGTTGACCTCGCCGACGATCCGCCACTTATTGGAGAGGGGCAGCCAGCCGGGTTCGATTTCGTGTTTGACCTGGTGCGGTGCCCTGCCCTCCAGGCTGGCTTTGACCGCTCTGGTTTGTTGGGCGATCTGTGCACTCTGGGTGGCGGTGACGGGCTGCTGGTTATTACCTGGTGTTGTTTGTTCGGCTGTGGGTGATGGGCTTTCTGTGTGCTCTTCCGGGCTGAAGTAGGCGACCGCTTTCCAGACGCCGGCGACCATGATCAGGACGGCGAGCGGAATGCCGTATTTGATCAGCGGATGCTTCAGGACGTTAGCGCGGTCATCGGCTTTCTCTTCCATGCCGGCGGCGAAGTCGGTTTTGTTCCGGGTATGGCTCTTGTAGTACTGGTAGATCTCCGGCTTGTAGCTGCCGTAGAGCTGGCGCATCGGTTTGCCAGGCTTCTGGCCAGTGGCGGCGCCCATGAAGACATCCACCCGGTATTTGTTCTTCTGGCCGATCGCAGTCAATTTCACCGCCCGATAGGTTTCTTCGACCAGGCCCCGGACGAAGGCGCAAAGCTGGGCGAGATCCTGGGTGACCAGGACAATTTCATTGGTTCGGCCATCCGGGCCAACGTTGTGCCGGTGTTCGGTGAAGAACTCTTTCTGGCATTGCGGGATGTTGGTGGCCTTCATGCCGCTTTTCCAGAATCGCCAGGCTTCATCGATGATCCAGATGACGCCGGCGGGGTGGCGTTCCAGGTCGAAGAAGGTGTGATCGTTCTCGGCCTCTTTGTTATCGAAGATCGTGACCTTGCCCTGGGGGTAGTCGTCGGAAAGACGTCCGAGCTTCAGAGGAATGTTGGTGATGATGTGTCTTCCGGCTTCCAGGGCGGGGATGACGACGTTTTCGACCACGCCGTAACTCTTTCCCGATCCTGGCAAGCCTGAGTATCCGACGATGGACATGGCTTACCCTATGAACGGAATACGTCTGAGAATGAAGCGGGCAATCAGGGCGGTCATCATGGCTGTCATGCCGTAGTCGAATTCGAAGACGGTGAGGAAGTACAGCAGCTGGCCGCCCAGGCCGTTGAAGACGTTTTGCAGGTCGACGATGTTGATCTCAGGTATCCAGGTGAGCATCAGTTCAACCGCGTCGACCAGGAGGCCGAAGAGCTGGCGCGGAATCCACAGCACGATGTCGATGAGTGCGTTAATCAGTTTCTGGATCATGGTTAAGCCCTCAGGAAGACGAAGACGGCGGCGATGGTCCAGACGGCGATAAACAGCATGGACAGCAGGCCGCGATGGTCGTTGAGTATCTGGCAGTGAGTGTCCATGGTCATGGCGGACCAGTAGTCCGTTGACGGGATGGTCCACACCGGACAGGTGTTGTTGCTGGCGATGGTCGGGATGGTGGTGACCGACTGGATGGTCGGGTTATTGGCGATGCTGGTTTGCAGGCGTTCGGTGCTTTCCTGGAAGGTGGGCGCATCCCCGAGACCGTCCGTGCTGTAACCGCTCTCCGGACCGTCGAGCTTTTCGTTGATCTGGCCGAGGGTCTGGTTGGCGGTACCCAGGCCTTCATTCAGGTTCTTGTTCACGGCGTCGATGCCCTTGCCCACTTTATCCAGGCGCTGGTTGGTGCCGTCGATTTTGTCGTTGGTGTCACCAAGCCCGTCGGCGATTTTGCCCAGGCCTTTGTCGACACTGGTAGGATCGTTTTCCCGGTTGTATTCGTCGGGTTCGCCGTCTCCGTCGGTGTCGGTGTTGGGTTCTTCGTCTTTCCACCATTCATCCGGTTCCTGGCCGGGTTCGGGGGCGTCCTGGGGTTTGCCGCAGACGTAGCCGTATTCGTCCAGGACGAGGACGGATTCAATTTCGCAGGTGGGTGGGCCGTATTCGTCGGGGATACAGGCCGGGGTGCCGTTGACCACACCGAAGGCACCGCCTTCGCACTCCATGTTTGACGTGCAAAGGTTGGTTTTGGTGGACCCGTTGCCGATGTAGCCCTTGTAGTCGGGGGAATCGGCGTTGCATTCATCGGCGTTGTCGCCAGTGTCCTGGAGGCAGACGCCGTTCAGTTGGCCGTTGGGGCAGTCCAGGACGCAGTAGCCGTTTTCGGCGTCGTAGATCTGGCCATTTTCGTAGCATTCTTCGGGCTGTTGGTCGGGGATCTGGCAGTCAAACGGGGCAACGCCAGGGTCTTGTCCACTGGAGACCCAACCGGTGGCGCAGGAACAGTCGTCTTCGTTGGTGGAACCGACGTTGCCGGTGATGGGGTCGGGTTCGTGGGTTAAGGCAGCGCAGGAGGTTTCCTGGGCAACGACACGGGCACCACCTCGCCAGACGTAATAGGTGACGCCTCCGCTGACAAAGCGCACTTCTTTGGGATCACTATAGGACTGAATGACGCATTGCTTGCCCGGGTGTTGGGCCTGGCAGCCCGGGAGGTAATCGGCGGCCTGCTCGGCAATGTTTGATCCCGGTGACGGATCACAGCCACCAGAGGAGGTGCAGTTTTTACTGGCTGTTTTGGACCAGTGGACAACGGCGCCGTCGAGGAGTGGTGGAAAGCCGGCGTGGGTAAATGATGAAAGGAGGCAGAGCCCCAGGATCAGACATCCTTGAACAAGTAGACGCACAGCGCGACCCCCATCATGAAGAATGTCCAGTCCCAGAGCTCTGCCACGGGTTAACCTCCTACTTGATCATGCTCAGCAGGAGACGGGCACCCTTGCGGACGACGTAGAAGCCGGCCAGGACGCCCACTACCGCGATGACGCCGGTGATTTCACCGGAGAAATCGAGGCCGCCGGTGACGGTGGACCAATCAGCGGCAGCGGCGGGACCACCGACGATGGTGAACGCGAATGCGCAAAGCGCGATCAGTTGCTTTTTCATGGCATTACCTCAGCATTTTCAGAAGTTGACGGCCGCCCCATGCGACCGCCATGAGTGGCAACGTGGCGGAGAATCCGTAAAAGATCCCTTCCGTTATCGTTGCCGCGGTGACCTCGGCGGGTACCGAGTACACCACCTGGGTGATGGCGCCGGTGCAGTCCCAGCCAGAGGCCGTGAGTGTCCAGTCGCCGTCACACAGGATTGCTTTGCTCACGGGTTTTCCTCCTCTGTGAGCGCCTGAGTCATGCGTTTGCTCTCAGGCTGATGTTGGCGGGACGGTGCAGCGGGACTTTGATCCGTTGCACTTTCACCTGGTTGGCCTTCCGGGCCTTCCTGGAAGGCAGTTCGCAGTAACAGGCTTTGCAGGGCTGCTGGATCTTCCCGTTGCTGCTGTAGAAGAATTCGGAGTCTTCGGGCCAGTACTCGTTGCACTTGGTGCAGCGGCGTTCGGTGCCCAGTTCGGTGCTGATGACTCGTTTAACCATGTTGGTGATCTCCTTTTCCGGCAGCCTTGCGTGTCCTGGTTAGGCGGTTTTCTTGATGGGTTCCTGGGGTTTCATGTCCAGGGCCTTGAAGGTGATCTTGCCGCCCTGCCCGGCTTTCATTTGGGCCTTAACAGTGAACATGGCCGGGAGGCGTTCGGCGTGGTTGCGGAGCTGGTCGATGTGTTTCCAGTCGCAGGCGATTTTCATGACTTCGTTGCCGACACGGTTATCGTCGTCGGCTTCGGCTGGGGAGTAGGCCCACAAAGAGCCACCACGGTTGCCGTCGATGTCGTAGCGGGTGGCGCCGATGATCATGAGGTTCAGGTAGTTTTCCATTGCGTGTGTCCTCTGGTTTCGTTGGGTGTTGCTGTTGCTGGTTGTCCGGCTGGGCCGGGTTGAATATATAACTTGGGTTTTGCGACCCCTTCGGAGCGGGCTCTACTCGCTCTGCTCCTGGCCACTAAGGTGGCCACCCTTACGGGTAACGATCCCTGTCGCCTGCCGCACTCCGTTTGCCGCCTGTGCTCATGGTTCGGAATCAAGGGGCGGGCGTCCTCCCCCGACATCCTCACCACTCCGGATGCGCACTGTGGACCAGCCAGAGCCCGCCACAAGGCCAGGGGGCCTGCGGCCCTGGCGCTGCGCGCCAGCCTTGTAACGGTCACTGGCCGGCCCCCTGTTCGTGCGCGAGTGGTGACGATGACGGGGGCGGACTCGAAGGCTTTTCAGGGGGGTGGTCCTGAGTGCCAAAGGTCGGGCAGCCAGCCTCCAGCCAGGCGGTCAGAACGGAACCACCGAGGGTCCACAGGTCGGTGCCTCTCTGGATGGCTTCCTGTTGCAGCTGGAGGTAGATGGAGGACGGGGCGCAGACGTAGAAACGGCGCTCTTTGTCTTCCACCTGGTCTTTTCTGGGTGGGATATGGCTCATGGTTGCGTCTCCGTGACGTTGGGAAGATCCAGGTGGCCGCAGTCCCAGGCGTCCCGCAGTTGTATGAGGCGGTCAAAGGCCGGGCTGTGATGGCCGCTGGCTTCCAGTTCGTGGATCAGGGCGTCGGTGAAGCCGGCTTTGCAGCGGGCCATGTAGTCGCACGGGTAGTCGGTGCGCACTTCCTGCAGGTGGCTTAGCTGGTGCAGGAGATTGTCAAAAAGGCCTTCCAGAGCCTGGACAGTGAGCGCAGAGGACGGACGAGGGCCCTGGAAGGCAAAACTGGCCGCGTTGATGGCTTTGCTGGTGTCGTGGCGGTGGAATCTCATGCGGCGGCCCTCAGTGCGGTGCAGGCCTGCCCTACTGCCCAGGCTTCGAAATCCACAACGGTGTGCTGGAGCGTGAATCGGGACAGGGCGTTTACCCAGTCCATGGTGTAGTTGTAGAGGTCGTCGTCCAGGCCACTGAAGGCGGCAGCCATGCCTAAAAGCTTGGTAACGCTGTCGCAGTAAAGTTCCCATTGGCCGCTCTTGTAGAAGTCGAGAGCGCCTGTCACCACCACGCGGATTTCCTGGAGCTTTTGCTCTCTCAGGTCCGGGGCGATCAGGCAGGGAAAGTGGTTGTGAAGATTCCAGCTCATTGCCAGTCCTCCTGGTCCAGGGCCTGCTGAGACAGGGCGGCGATGTTGACCATGCGCACCCGGCCGATTTTGAGTGAAGGCAGATGTCCTTTTTCGATCTGGCCCCGTACCTGCCCTTCCGTTAAGCCCGTGAGCTGGGCGTAGCGGTCCTGGGTCATAACCGGGGTTGCGATCAGAATGATTTGCTTTTGCTCGTCCACTGTTTTGCACTCTGCTACACTTATTTGCACTAACGCTTTTGGGCAACCCCGTAGCGCTTTCCTGCAACCAATTTAGCACTATTGGATTATTTATCAAGCCCAAAGAGGCTAATTTTTTAGCCCTATTAGGTTATTTTTTGTTAAAAGCCCTGAGGTACGACTCGGAAGGACATTCTTAAATGACTGATTTTAATGAATTAGAAACCACTCACGCTGAAAGGTCAGGGGATGTCTCTAGTCGGATAAAAACACTAATGGGCAATCTCTCAGAGAGCGCATTTGCCCAAAAGTGCAAAATTCCCTTAAGTACGATGAGGAAATATCTGTCTGGATCGACCCCAGGACTAGATAAAGCGGCCCAAATAGCAGAAGCAACCGGGGTACCCCTAGAGTGGCTGGCGGCAGGAAAGCAACCGACAAAATCGGACTCCCAATTTGAGGAAGAGTTTGCACTGATACCTGGTTACAACGTTCAGGTTGCTGCAGGACACGGGGCCATCGCAGGGGACGAAGCGCCGACTAGGGAGCTGGCTTTTCGAAGAAAGTGGCTCAGGTTTCGGGGATTTCATGAGCAGGACCTAGTTCTGGTGTTTGCTAAAGGTGATTCCATGGAACCTACGATTTCAGACAATGAAACCGTTATGGTCGACACCAGTGAAAGGAAGTTGCGGGACGGTCATATATACGTAATACGCAACGGAGACCACCTACTAGTAAAGCGAATCCAGACGCTGTGGAACGACGGCGTGCAGCTGCTGAGCGACAACAAAGAGTACCCACCACAAGAGATCTCAACAAACGACCTCCAGAGTTTAGAGGTAATAGGGAAAGTTGTTTGGGTAGGAAAAGACTTATAAATAAGCAAAGAGGTAACCATGAAGCAAGAAAACCTAGATTTGAAAAATGTCCTGCTTGATCCAAACAATTTTCGATTTCAAGATTTACCAGGATTTAATTTTGCTGCTGAGCATAGATTTCACGAGCCGGCTGTCCAGGCACGAGCACTAAAACGAATCAGAGAAGAAGAATCAATAATTCCATTAAAAGAATCTATTCTAAAAAATGGCTATATACCAATAGAAAAAATAGTGGTTAGACCTTACGAGCATCTTGATAACGCTTATGTTGTCGTGGAAGGAAACAGGCGAGTCGCGACAATGAAGTGGATACTTGAAGATTATCATGAAGGCGGGGTAGATATCGAAAAAAGCGTTATCGATTCTATTTCAAATTTAGAGATGATAGTAATTGAAAGTGATGGGGATGACGAACTATTCAGGGCTTCCTTAATGGGAATCCGGCACGTCTCAGGGATAAAGCACTGGGGTGGATACCAAAGAGCAAAACTAGTTACTGAAATGAGGGACAAGCTTGATGTTGGCGCTCAAGAAGTGGCAGCAAGGATCGGGCTAAGTACCAATGAGGTAACCCGTCGATACAGGGCTTTCAAAGCACTCGAGCAAATGAAAGAAAGCGAGTCATATGCTGAATACGCATCGCCATCTTTATATCCAATCTTCCATGAGGCGATTTCCACGCCCGCAATCAAAGAGTGGCTAAACTGGGACGACGGAAAATATCAGTTCACTGATTATGAAGCATTGGATAAATTTTATTCATTGATTTCGCCAGAAATCAGCGAGTCAGGGGAAAAACCTCCGAAAATTAAAACATACTCACAGGTTAGAGAGCTAAAGGTGATTCTTGGAAAACAGGACGCATTCAACAGCCTTCTTGACCTTTCAAGACCATTTGAAGACGCCTATGCAATCGCTAAAAAGGACGAGTTAACTAAAGCTTGGTACGACGAAGCTAATGAAGCGATTTACGCACTCTCTAACATTGGAATTTCTGAATTGAAAAAGATTGACGAGTCAGGAATAGAACTACTAGAAAGAATAAAAGAAGTCGCCCAAGAAAGATTGAATGATATCGAAGCACTAAGGAAATAATATGGCGCGGATCGGCCCAAAAACAATAACGGAGTTAATTGAAACGACAATAGAATTAGACCATCCACCCATAAAGATATCCGAAATTGTAAGCCAAAAAATCAGGGATCATTTTCCGGGTACGTACTCGGAAGATGAACTATTGGAAAAATCAGAAAGTCTAACACAGAGTGTATTAAAATCTTTAAGAGAAAGATCGGATCAACTGATCGAGAAAGGTGAACCAGTCAGATTCGACTTCAATATTTCTAGCGAATACTTAATACAAGGGGCATGCTTCATACAGAAAGGGGACACAGCCGAAGTCATAGAAAGTAAGAATAGAAGACTAGCATCTGACAAATATCTCGGCTTACTATCTGAACTAACTCCGAACGACTTCGAGGATTTGTGCGGAAAGGTCATTGGGCTGCTAGGTGTAACGAAACCTGTAGTCACTAAACGATCAGCAGACGAGGGTATCGATTTTTACGGACAACTTTCTCTTGAAAGTATGTTTTTCCCTCATGACCTGAGCGCAACGATACAGAAACAGTTGAAGATATGGCTAGTAGGACAAGCTAAACACTATCAAAAAGTTCTCTCATCAACAGATGCCATAAGAGAATTAGTTGGATCTATTGAGCTTGGAAAAACGAAAACATATGCGTCTTCATCAGATCCTCATGAAAACCTAAGAATAAAAGCTTCTGACCCAGTTTTTAGCCTATTTTTCACAACAGGGGAGATCAGCAGAAACGCAAAGGCCTTGATGGAACGTGCGGGAGTCATTTGGATGGATGGAAAAATGCTTTCTGCATTCATAGCAGACAGAAGCCCAATTGATATTACAAAGCTAACCAAAAAGAAAGAGTTTATTGATTGGATACAATCGTAG